TGCAGGTCATTCATAATTGAACCAGATGTTATATTGAATGAAGCTGTTGCTGTATTCACACCAACTGTTGTTGATGATGATACAATAGATGTAGCTCTGATGCATTATCTGCGACTCTAACAACTGTTAATGTATCTGCGTATTTTAAATATTCTTGTGCACTATATGATGTTAAATACTTATATGTATCCAATACTGCACCAGAACCACTTTCGAACTTATCTCCAAATATCTGTGTATATTCAGAGTAACTTGATACTATTGTAGGTATTCCTGCAGGTCCTTTTACTGTTGGACCAACTATTGCAGCCCCGATAGCCATCACTCCGGCCGGTAAATACGACTGGTCTACTTCATTGGTAAATACACCTGGACTAATAATTTTTTCTGCCATTGTTTTTTCCCTTGTTAAATCTTTTTATATTCCATTATAAATATCAAACTATTTACTCAAACCTACGCTTTTTGTGGTACAAACTCGCCGCTATCTAAATCAACTGTTCCAGTACCGTATTTCTGATTTAATTGTTTAACAAGATCGCGCTCTTTATTTTGCAATGCAATATACGCTTTTCGTAATTCTGCCTTTGCCGCATCTAGTTGTTCAATGCGTTGATTTGCGAGTAATAATTCTAATTCTACTTGACCAAATTCATTTATTTTTGATGCATTAGCATTACGTAATTCTGTAATTTGTTCAAGTTCTTCTTTTGTAAACTTTTGTGTTTCTGACATAACTATTCCTTTTAAATTATACTTTAATATAAATATGCTTGTAATTACTAAAACATGTAATTAAACATGCCTACGATTATGTAAATCTACAATACCTTTGATAGAAATAATATCCTCACCTTGATTTGAGCTCATGTGATTTACTATATTTCCTGGGATATCTTCAAATCCTCCGACATATGGTGTATTTGTTTCGGCGCTCATAACATATCCATTTGGCGGATTATCGGATACATTAACTGCGAATTTTTCTGTTTCGTTGCTAAATACAACTTTTTTAACAGAATATCTTTTTTGAAGATTTGATTTTCGTAATTCAGATTCTGCTAATAAAATACCTTTTGTAGTTAATGGAATTGTAGCTCTTATTAATCTATCTTCGCCTGTCGAATTAATTGTTTCGAATATAGCGTCTTGTAAGAATGATATAAACTTCCATGTAGTACCCCAAGCAAATCCACTTAATGGAATTAACTGTTCTATCAATTTATTCATTTGTTCTGTATATTCTGTCCATATTAATAATTCGTATGATATATCTACAAATTCTGGAATTGGTGATACATGATATTCACGTACTGGCTTTATGCCTTGTAATATAGAAAATCTATCATATTTATTTACCTTAGTAAATTTATTCTCATGTACTAATTCCATTCCTTCTGGGTTTTTATTTACTGCTAATGATTTTAATGTATCGCGTTCTATTACACTTGACCTTCGAATACTAATCAGCGGTGTCATCATTTTTCCTTTTGCATCTCGCATAAATCCACGCGATTGGACTTGAGCCCATTTTTCGCCGGCTACAAACATAACAGGAACATCAATATTCTGACTATTTTCAATTAATTGTGGTTGAACTTCATCTCTTAAATAAGATAATATTGCAAAGTCACAATCGTAAATAGTAACCGCAGGAGTTTTTATGACATCATTATCTCGACGTACTTGTTCTGCACGATTGATAATTTCATCATTTGTAAACGTACTATATGTTTTTTTAAATTGTTCTTTAGCCATTATAGGTTTCTAGGTATATTTTTACTTTTGTTTATTCCTGTTCTTACTTCTTGTATATTTAATCTATTCCTTCGAGTTACATGTCCAGCTGCTCGTACTGCAACACTATATCCAAATTCACCTCTATCACCTAATGTAAATCCTAAATCTGTTGATGGGTTTGTTCCTTTCCAATATTGTGATGCATGTATTATATCTAACTCCCAAAATTCATTATCATATTCAACTATATCTCCGGCTTCTACTACAAGATTTTTTTCTACTAAATCATCTCTTAAAAAACCAAATTCTCCTGTTCTTGCGGAATCATATCCATAATCATCTGATATGATTGAAGCTTCTTCTTTTAAAATTAAACAATTTATCCTAACTGGCGAATAATATACCTTATCATCAGCTTCGTCATATATATTCGTTGCTGTAGATTCTAAATTTAGTTTATACAGTGCTATTTCAGTATCGATAAAATCGTTGATGAGTTCTCGATTAATCGATCGAATTAAACTTGCATCTCTTGCTGATCCGAATAGTGCCATAATTACCCTATATAAATTTTGAGTGGTATCTTATTAAATTGTTCTTGTAAAGAAGTTGCTTCTGCGGACTTTCTTTCTAATTGCATTTGTCTTGACATTGTATCAAGTATTTCTTTAAGTTCTGTTATAAGACCTTCTTTTTCTGTTTGTGCAGCTGTTACTAAATCTGCTCCATTTAATGTTACTTCAGCATTTGGAATAGGTAATGCAGAATACTTGCCACGTATATATCCTAACATTTCTTTTGCTAATGCTAAAGTATATCTACGAATCCATTGTCTTCCTACCACATTAATATTTGTGTATGTAACATTTTGGTATGGTACATTTGAAAAGTCAGATATTGTTCCTGTAGGAGCTTTTAATGCATTCGATCGATCGGCTTTTTTGATATATTGAAAATATACTTTGGTATAATTTGCTCCATTGGGTATAGGCCATAATCTCAATCTATTATTAATCAATTCAAATGAATATGCAGATTTTCTTATCTGGTCATTAAATTCAATTGCCTGTACCCTTAATATATCAGCATATACTGGCATCATCATAAATGATACTCCAGGAGAGTATTGTCCCCAACCAAATGTATCTAGCATCTGTTGAGACCCTAATCCTGTTCCAACAAATGGATCAAAATATTTTACAAGTGCTGGTGGTGGGTCATGAAACATTCTTTTTACTTCAATTGAATCTGTTCCTGGCGTTCCTGATTCATATGTTACTACATTTGAATCTGTTAAATCATAATCTTGTACGTCTGCAGTCATTGAGAGGGAGCCTGTATAATAAGTTACGTTTCCTCCCGAACCTGCTTCTGTACCATATTCTTCTGCTAATTCAATTTGTCCTCCAAAATTAGCAGATATTTTTTGTCCTGAGAAATTTGATGATCCTGTTGCTGCTCCATATAAATTGAGCATATTATCACGTATATTATATGTATTTACTTGTGCGCCATATTCTGTTATGGCTTCTTCAAAACATGTATATAAATTAATATCTTGTAATTCTATATCTGTTATAGGATATCCAAGTCGTCTTGCACACCATACAGATGTTTTTTCAATATCTGTTTGAAATGATGTGTCGTTATCATATATTCCGAACGGAGTATCTCCAGGAAAGAATGAACTCGATCCTGGCCATATAGGAATATTTTTTGCCATATTACTCTCCTTTTTATGTAGATGCTATAAAATATTCAACATCAATATTACTTCCTGTTGCTTGTACTAGTACATCTGATATATCATTATATGTTTGATAATTACTTGCTCCTGCCATACTACCACTATTTTTACTTGTTGTTAACATAAAACTACCACCAGCTGCTACTTGAAAATCTGTATGTGATTGAGATGAAGATACTCTTAATCTAATTGGGTATGTATCATCTTTATTAGTTATTCTTGCATATTTCATACTAGATGTAATAAATGTTCCAGCAGATGCTGCATTAGATAGTTTAAATAAACTTTGTTCAGAACTAGATAATGCTGTTATAATTCTATTGTCTATTTCATTTACATTTGATATAGATAAAATCTGCTTGGAACCTCTTTCGATTCCGCCGAGCTCTATAGATTCATGAATTAGAATTGTTAGCGTATTATTTGAGATTGTTGATGCCATCTTTAGTACCTTTTTATATAAATATGTAAATAGTAATGATTACAGAGTAATTTTACCGGATGATAATTGTAACCGGGGCCATAAAAAAAGACCCCAAATGAGGTCTTCTTTTAATTTAATATCTAAAATATAAAATATTATAGAGTATTTAAATGTCCAATTGCAATCTTACCATAGAATTCAGGACGTACCATTTTCTTAGCATAACGAGTCATAACACCTTTTCTTGGAGTAAAGTTGTTAGGATCGTACACTAATGGAGTCATGATCAACGGAATATATGGAGCATAAACTGCACCAGTTTCAAGGAATTGAGTTCCTCTATATCCCATTAACATATGATTTTCCGTCATATATGGATTCTTGTAAACTTGGAATCTACTATTAATAGAACCAACTTTTTGAACACCCATTGCAAACTGTGCTTTGTCACCATCAGTATCTGCAGCATATCCTGGAATTGATTCTAGGACAGTTGCAACTGTTGGAGAACATACAACGAAGTTAGCTCCACCTCTTAAAGTTAATTGGTGAATTTTGTTACTAACCTTTTGCATTTTAGTTCCTAAAGTTTGGAACCAAGTACCTTGGTTGTATGCTTGAGCAGTAGCATTAGACTGACCGAATGTTCTAGTAGCTGAATCATATTCATATCCAATCTTAGCTGACCAGAATTCAGTTGTTTGAGCATTCGATATTAACATATCTAATATCTCTAAATCAATTTCTTGCGAAACGTATTCAGATAACATAGAAGTTAATTCTGCTTCTGCATCAATTGAATGATAAGCATTCAAGTCTTGAGCAAATTCTGGAGTCCATACTGCTTTCAACTTACGTGTTTTAGCAACAATTGCTTCAGATCTTAATTCAAGATTAACTTCTGGAATATCTAAATTTCCAGCTGTTGTAGCATTGTTCTGACCACCTGATGCAGAACCATCCTCAAAGTCACCTCTAGTTGAATCAGTTGGAGCTTTGTGGTAAGTACATGTTACGGTTGCAATTGATCCTGCACTACCTGCAACAGAACCACCTGTTAAGAAGTATACATAATTACCTGCTGAATCTACTCTAGTAAATTCTGGATAAACAGATGTTATACCTGTACCTGATAAGTTAAATGCTCTAACACCGTTAGTATCAAAGTTTGAAATAACACTAGAACCAACAGATACAATTGCGTGAGCTGTACCTAATGCAGATGCAGATGCTTCAGCATTAAAGTTAGTAAATATGTTATATCCTGCTTGAGCTAATGCAGCACTATCAGAAAACGCATTAGATGTAGTCCATGAACCAGTTGAAATAGTAGTAATTGCTTGAGCTGCCACTACTTGTGCTGATGAAGTTACATCGTTAATTGTATATCCAAATCTACCTGCTCCATAAAGACCTTCTGCTGGAGCGCTAGTTGCTGTATTAGAAACATCATTTCCAGCACCTAAATTAGTTACACCAAATACGGAATCATCTTGAGCTGTTCTACCTTGACCTGTCAAGAAGTCATTCCCACCTGTTGTACCTTGTGCATTACCTTGAGCTGTACCATATTTGAAATCTAGGAAAAATACTAGACCTGATGGTAAGTTCATTGGTTGTACACTTACGAAATCTTTTGCAGCAATTTCTGCAAAGATTCTACGAACTAATGGTAAAGCTACACCTGACCATTGTTCATCACTTGCACCAGTACCAGTTTTATTGGCTTCTGTTACAAGTTGTTTTGCTTGGTTCTCTAAAAGAACCGCCATACTCTTTCTGTCGACCTCATTATTCATACCTTCTAGAAGACCGGTTCTTTCCCATTTCTTCTCTAGTTTTAAAGATACTGCATTTTGATCGGCTTGAGCATTTGTTGGCAATAAAGAATTTAAATTCATTTATTTTCTCCTTTTACTTGTTTAATCCGGCTAACTTCTGCCATCTAGTTGCTAACTGGTTTCCTTCAGAAAGAATTCTTTTAGGTGCAGTTGATCTAGTTGGTCTAGAAGCTGAGCTTTCTTTAACAATTCGTTTTGTTTTGTTAACTTTTAATGACTCAGCTAATGTTGAGTACACTAATTTAACTTCGCGGATAGTTGAAGCGCGATCGAAGTTTTCAATCACTTTCATTTTTTGCGATTCGTTCATTGCAAAATTTCTAAACAATTTGTTCGAAAACAAAAGTTTTGCATTTAAAAGATTAACTTCGTTGATTTTACCTTTTAAGAATTTGATAACGTTATAAGCTTCATCAAGATCAGCTGCNACTGTAGACTCACCTTCCGTGCCGTCTTCAGATTCAGTTACTTCTTCTTCTTCACCTTCATCTTCTCTTAAAGCTTTAATGATTTCTTCTATAGACACTTCTTCTTCATCTTCAGTTACTTCTTCTTCACCTTCGTTTTCAGAAACTACAAGAGTTCCTTGTCCTGGATCTTCTTCATCAGATGCGTCAGCTGCGTCCATTTTGTTATCACCTGTACCTATATCAGTTGAATCAGATTGTTCTTCAAGTTCATCCTCTAATTCTCTAATAATAGCTTCAAGTTCTAAATCATCTTCACCTTCCTCTTCTTCTACGGGAACTTCTTCTGGTTCTGGTTCTGGAGCTGGCTCATCCATCATTTCTTCTTCATCTTCTTCAATATAATCTTCTTCGCCTTCTTCTTTTAAAGTATCAAGTGTTTCAGATTCGCCATCCATACCATCTTCAGATTCAGCAACTGGTTCT